GTGGTTGTGGCAGTGAATTTGATGAATAAACGCCCACTGACAGGCGTACCAATGTTTGGCACTACACATGCTTCCTCAACCAAAGGGGGGAATCGAACCCCTTTTGATGCTCCCCACAGGTACACGCGCGCTAAGTTGGCGTGCCCGGTGGCGTCAGCAACGACCAGCCAAGTTTGATGTGAATTGGCTGGTGGACTACCTTGTCCCATGTGTGAAATGGTTCTTGATCTTCGTGTCATGACCAATGACGTTCAGATGAAATCTGCACATTGTGAGATGTGCTGACCTGTTGCAGCTCAGGACATCTGACCGAACTGCTGTATGCGCTGCTGTCGGCGCACACCAGGCTGCCCGAAGTTCTGGACTGCCTGTTTTGGTTTGTTCCTACGTTGGGCGGCGGCTCGCTGAGCTGCTTGGATCTGCTTTGCAGCCCGCTGCCGCTGCTGTCCAGCAATGGAGTTTCGCTGGACGATGGCACCAACGTCGCGCATGCCCTGGATGGCACCAGGCAAAGCCTGTGCCTGTTTGGTTGCTCCCATGCCATGTAGTAGCATCTGAGCAGTGCTAACCAGAGGGAAAGCACCAGGGATGACGTTCTTAGCAACGTTGGCGATAGTGTTGAACCACTTGCCAAGGTCGTTCCACCCTTGCGGGCAGCCCGGTGGCAGATGGTTTGCGATCAAGTTGTAAAGCAAGAGCGCATTTGGGTCGAACGTCGCACTTGGTTGTGCCAGTGCGAGGAACGTTGGCTTGTTTGCGGCAGGAAGCCGCTCGAGCCCAACACGCCAAGTGACGAACAGCGTGGACTCGGGCGACAGGCCGGTGAAGTACGCGCCTGCAGTACTCATCCGTGAGAAATGAGTAGCTGGCGCGGCCGTGTACGCCGGCAGTGACGCGATGCCAAGGTCCGCACCAGTCACAGGGAACGAATTGCCAATCAGACCAGGGGAGACAAAACTACCGCATCCGTACTCTGGGAGTTCGGTGATAGGATTGTATCCAGAGTCAGCTTCGCCGCTCTTCTGGTTCTGCTGGATCACGTAGTTCCGCATGGTTGCTGCCTGAAACGGGTTATCGCCGATGAATTTGGCGGTGCAGTAGCAACCATCTTGTGCGGCCCACGTGTGTGCTCCAGGCATGATCTTGGCCTCCGCGATGGTATTGGGAGGCGACCTGAAGGAATTCGCAGCGTAGGACTGGTGACGAGGGTCAATACCGCCGTTGTCAGTGGAACCGTGGTCCCCACTTCCGGCGATCTGACTCGTCTCGTAGGAGTGCCCGTACTCGTAAACAGTTACAGCTCCCTGCTTGTGGATCTGAGCGGTGGTGTTAACCACTTCAAACCCCGAGTACACGATCCGGTATACCCCTAGGTCGGTGGGCGAGAAATCAAGATATTTGTCTAAAACAATGTTCTCGACCGCATAGCCGTTCTTGGCCTCCCTGGGGCAGTGTCCGGGCGTAAAAGTCATGTCGCCGCCGTTGGCGGCGCCAGCTGGTACGGAATTGATGACCAGCCCGTCCATGCGAGCGGTCACCTTGTCCCCCGACGACCCACCGATGTTGGCCAGCAAACCTGCTGGCGCTCCAACGGGAGCGGTGCCGATCGAGGTAGTTCCCTGGGGCAGGACCAGACCCGCGGCGTTGAAACCGGAGTCATTGTTATGACGAATTGTGTCATTAGGCCTTGCCCAATCAATGGGAGAGAGCGCGAGATGGCAATCCCAATTCTTCCCAGCCTCAAGGTCGGTTGGTTTTGAGATCTCCACAGCCTGCCTTATCTTCACGATCACGGTTGGTTCCGTGTTGACATCTGGATACCCCTTGAGGTTGTCCAGCTGCAAATCGTGAAAAGGATCAAGCGCGAATTTGAGCCAATCGCAGCCCTCATCAGTGATCTGACGTGATGCACAGAGGCCGCGCATGGGATCTTTTCCACGCACGGCTTGCACCAGCTGCTGAGGGGACATCGTGGGGCCGGTAGCATCGCCCATAACGTCTCCTCTCTCTTCTTTCGGCTGCTCGTTAAAGCAGCCAAGCCAGTAGCTTTCGGGGGGTCAACCCTCACCCAACCCGACCGATTCGGCAGCAAACCTAACGGTCTCAGACGCGAAGAACCATCCCATGCGTGATGCATGTAGAAAGAAACGTCTGTTGAGAGGGCGTCGCAGCCAGCTTAGACCACCGGGTCCGCTGGCATTTCATCCTGCTCCTCCACCTCTAGCAGCTCGTTGAGTGCAATTTCAGCGGCTGCCGCAAGATCGTCAAACGAGAGCTCAGAAGCGGTTGTGCTCTCGCCGTCTTGCGACGTAGACGGTCCGACGGTAAGCAGGTTGGCGACTGGACCCGACATGCGCACCGTGCCCTCAGGCTCGGCGTCAGGGTCGTAGTCCATTCCTGGCAACTGGATGGCATCGAGGTCATCCCATGTTGCGCATTGCTCGAGGGACTGAAGCCAGCTCTCAAACTCCGAGGAGCAGTCGAAGTTGACTTGAGTAGCAATGGCTTCAAGCATCATGGGAACATCGTCCTCAGTGACGCAATAGGGTCCACCAGCAACGCGGTAAAACATGTCTCTGTCCATCGCAAGAAGACGGGACATCTCAGCCGATAGCATCGGCGTGCCCTCGTCGTCCCTTTCCACAATGCCCTCATAGGCGTGCAGGTCGACGTTGTACATCTTTGCGACAGCGATCAGGTATTCACGGATTCCAGGTGTTTGTGAATCGGTTGTCCAATAGCCGTAGAGTTTCATCTTGTATTTCTCGACATCTGAGTTCCGGGCGACGGAAATTTTGCGTAGTGCCCTAAGCACGTCAGCATACGATGCGAGCGACTCCAGCGGTTTCGGATAGTAACGACCCAAGAAGAATGTTCCATCCTCGGGTCGCGAAAACGTCACCTTGAGCACCATGCCAATAGCCCGAGTGAAGAAAAGGGCTGCGGCCTCCCAATCCTCATCGGGAATGCCAGGCAGATGTGCTGCCACGCCGTCGTCGCCAAACTTGCCGCCGATGACTGCGTAGGGGATGCTGTAGATGTCGACATCATTGCCTCTGAACATAAAATCACCCCAGTAGAGATGGGTGAGTTCAAAACGTCCCGCGTAGTCCTTGAGCGCGGTACGGATGGCAGTCTTTGAGATGTCGGCCAACTTTAGCTCCTTGTTGTGACGCAACCGATATGTGACGATCGCGATTGAGATACACGTCGACACAAACTCAACGAATGCGGAAATGAAGGTATTGAGCTCGGTAGTAACTCCAGATCCGCTGTTGTTCTTGAAGCCAACTTTGATAGGCTTTCCGTTGAGCATGGTAGTGAAGTCCACGTTTGCCGCAAGAATTTCCTCCACTTCCTTGCGGTCAGATTCGTGAACAAACGCCATGACGAACTCGACGAACCAGGAGTAAATGTATTCGCTGATCGTCTCGTCCATCTTGGAGTAGTCCGTGTCGTGTAGGCCGCTCACCTTCGCACCCGATTTGTGCTTGGCCTCCGCAGTGGTTTTCGGCGAAGACCCGGCATTTTCTGCATTGGCAGCCTCGAGCGCGATCTCAGTGAGTTTGCGAATCGAGGCAGCAATGTCAGCGGGAGAGTTACCAGGTTGGTAGAACTCGCAGTGCTTGAGTACTTCTTTGACAAGAAGGCCGACTCGTCCAGTCTGGATGGCCATTTCCTCAGTGTACTGCGTAATTCCACGCGGCGCAGCGCTCGCTTTCGGTCCGACTTCATGTTTGAGATTTGTCTTTGGGACCGTTTCGCGGGCGTCCAGTTCGGCTTTGCGTTTGAGACGCGCGGCTTGCAACGCTTGGGTTCGCCGTCTGTAAATTACATTGCGATCCACAAGAGTAACCGATGCCTTCGCGATGCCGGTTTCGCGAGACACTTGATCGATGAAGCGTGGTAGAAGCATGTTGACGATGTCCTTGATATTCTTGACAGGGTCTTTCTTGTTGGCATACTCCTTCAGACGCTTCTGTTCGTACGCGTCGTGCGCAGCGCTGGACTTCGTATCAGCTACGCCAGGGCCGCCGCCTGCCACGTTTGGTGCGGCATCGACAGCATTACCTTCCTCGGCAACTTCCTCGTCAAGTGACCCCGCTTGACCAGTGTACATAATGTTG